GTGTATTTTTGGTGGAGGGTTTTCTGTCGTTTGCACCTCCTCTGTACCTTCGGGTCTTCGTAAATCTTGCGGAGGTACGACCAAAGGTTGATATGAGGGAACATCGCCTGTAGGAAGGGGTATTTCAACCGTTTTTATCGAAAATGGTTGCGGTATCTGTATTGTTGGTAGATCCATGCTCGTGTATGTGATGCTCTGGATGTGCAAGTACTAAAGAAGTAGGTAAAAATAGTATTAGAATAAATAAAAGTTTCATAATTAAGTTTTCATTATATAGCAAAGTGAGTAGTATGGAGGTCTGTTTTCGTGTGCACCACCACCACCAGTATTGCCTACGTTTGCTGTAGCATTACTTGTGTTGCCGGAGACAGAAGCGTTACCTGTGTTACCACTAACACTTATACTTACGTTTGCAGATTGTGCATACCAGTAGTTTGGCATATTGGTATGCTGTCTGTTTGACTGATAGGAAGCCACGTAAGCGTCTTGGCTACCACCATATTGCATACCACCGTGCATATTGTGACTATGGCTACTTGAACCTGATCCACTAAACGAGTGACTATGGTTTCCAAAGTTTGCTGAGTGACTATGTGCGTTACCACTATGGTTGTGTGAAGGTATTTGGCTAGTGCTTAGTGTTACGTTAGCAGAACCACCTGTGTCTCCTACAGAATAAGAACTACCAGCACCTACGACAAATCTGTCTCTAAGGTCAGGAGTACTGTTAGAACCATTACATAGAACAAATCCAGAAGGTATAGCGTTTGATGCACCAGACCATAGTATAATCATACCAGATACAAATGATTCTACGCCTGTTAAGTTTGCACCACTACCAACAAAGTTATCAGCATATACGTTTGCAAATCTTACAGAGTTTGTACCTAAGTTTCTGCTACTATCTCCATCAGGTGTGATGTTTTCGCAAGTTACGTTACCTGTAAACTCACCACCAGCCAAAGGCATCTTGGTAGCAATGTTGTTGTTAATTGTTGTAGAGAAGTTTGCATCATCATTTATAGCTGCTGCTAACTCGTTAAGAGTATTAAGAGCACCGGGAGATGAATCTACTAAGTTTGATATTGCTGTATCTGTGTACGCAGTTGTAGCAACCTTTGTACTGTTGTCACCTTGAGACTGAGTTGTTGCAGTTGTAGAACTAGCTATAGCACCACCAGAAACTCCTAAGTTTCCAACAGTGGTATTTAGAGCAGCTACGTCTACACCGTCAACTGTTCCTGTAACTGTGATGTTTCCTGTTACATCAGCACCACTAGAAACGTTTAGATTACCTGTTACATCAACAGTACTAGCAGTACAATGCAACTTTGAAGAACCACCAGTTCTTAAATCTATAGAATCTGCTCCAAAGCTGATTTTCGTATGGTTATCTCCGATATGCCTTATGTCTGCTGCAACATCTAAATCACCACTTATTGATGCACTTCCAGTTGTAGTTATAGTTTGCGATCCAAAGTCAGGAGATATCTTAGTTCCAGCTATTGCTGCACCACTGTTTATATTAGCATTAACTATAGTATCATTATCTATATCACCAGAAACGATTGAACCATTAACTATGTTTTGACTAGCTACGGTTACGTCTGTAGGTAAAGCTCCGGGAGCAATTTTAGATGTTGCTATAGAGTCTGCTGATAATCGACCAGCAATAGAAGCGGAGGATACGTTTGACATATCCTCTCTAGCTAATGCCCGACCGCCAGCTGTGGAGCCATCATGTACGACAGCTGTATCTTTAGTCGTATCTATTGTAACTTCACCTTCGGCTCCAGTAAAGCTACCATGTTGCGTAGTTGTACCACGTCTTAGTTTTAATAATTTTGCCATTATGCGATTGACCCAAAGTCTAGGGTTAAGTTAGTTGTTGTTATTACGTTAGGTGCAATAGTTTGACCAGATATAAGACTTACGATCTCACTTGCGGTTTGATCTGCTGTTGCATTTGCTTCTATACCGTCAAGCTTTGTACCATCAGTAGCAACATCTCTACCGTCAACTGTTCCAGATACGACAATATTTGAGTTAATTGTCTGAGTTCCAGTAAATGTGTTAGCACCTAAACCAGCTAAGTTACCAGTAGCTGTAACACCACCTTGGAATGTAGATCCGTTATGTACTCTTAGTTCGTTAGCAGTTGTGTCAAAATATAAATCACCAGCAGCTAGTGCGTTACCAGCACCGTCTGTTGAAGGAGCTGAAGATGCTATCTGATATGTACCAGCAAAACTGTTTACATTACTTATATTACTTGCAACTGTGTTTACATTAGATATAGAACCAGCTACAGAGTTTATATTGCTAGCATTAGATACTGCACTATTGATATTAGTTGCATTACTATGTACACTATTGACATTAGATATATTTGATCCTACTGAGTTAACATTAGATATAGCTCCAGCTACTGTATTAATATTAGTTGCATTGCTTACAACGCTATTTATATTACTTGCATTAGATACAGCTGAGTTTATATTACTAGCGTTCGATACAGCTGAGTTAATATTAGATGAGTTGCTATTAACAGCATTAATATTAGTAGAGTTGTTTGCTACTGCAACTATGTTAGTTACATTATCAGATACTGTCTTAATTGGATCGTCTTTAACTGTAATACTGTTACCCATACCACTGTGGTTTGTACAGTAGTATATGAAACTTGTTGGCTGTGACTCAGGTACTACAAGTTGGACTTTTGCACCAGCTTGTCCTTGAGTGCCAGTAACAGTAACACCAGTACTATAAGCACTACCACCGCTTGAGAAGCGTAGTGGGTGCGATGCGTTTGAGTTGTCACTTACGTCGAATGTATATGTCCAGCCTTTGTATAATGTTAGTGCAGGCTTATCTACACCATCAATAATAAATTTACCAGTAGCAGCTGTAACAGTAAATGTAACTTCATCTTCTATTGCATCTGCAACTATGTCAAGTGACCCATTGGAGCTACCTGTAGATACAGCGTTTGTTATAAGACCTAAGTCTTCGCTATATGTTATAGCACCTGATACGATAGCTACGTCGTCAAGAACTGACTGGGATGGTGTAATGATAGCAAACGCACTACCTGTATATACAAGTAAGTTGTCGTTAGAGCTGTCATACCATAAGTCACCTTCCTGTAAAGATGTACCATCTGCTCTTTGTGTAGGAGCACTGCCTGATATTTGGTATTTATCAGCAAAGTTATTGATATCTACTACGTTTGCACCAGCATTAACAATGTTAGTTATGTTTGTTGCAACTGTTGTAACCTCTGTAGCCTTGGGTACAAGCCTGTGAAAGGTATAAGTATGCAAGGTGCTGGTTGATTCTACTAAAAAACCAAAGCCTGTAGGTATGGCAGCTGTTACACCAGTTATTGTAATATCAGCATTATCTGCTAAGTTACCATTAGATATTGTAACTGTTGTACCGCTAGGAGTTAGTGTAGTAGATGCAGCCTGTATACTGAGTATAGCTGCCTGTCCTGTAGAACCTTGTGGGTTTGTATTAGGAAAGTGCTGCTCACTTGTTATAGCTGTAAAACCACCAACGTCATCAATAAGGTCAACAATACGAGCGTTGATAGCACCTGTAGTAGCTACAAAAGCATCAGAGCTAGACCAAGTATCACCACTAGATATAGTTTCACTAGAGTCTTGTCTAAAGTATCTTGCGTCTGATTCTGTTTCTGTAAAGTATCTGCTATCTAAAGATGTAGTATTCATCTCAGATAGTTCAAGCTTGTCAGATTGTAATAGTGTTTTTATCTCACTAGCAGTCTGGTCAGCTGTTGCACTATCTTCTATAGCATTAAGTTTACTGTGGTCAGTATCAGTAAATACGTTACTATCGCTAGCACTTTCTACTAATGCTCTAATCTCTGATGCCGTTTGGTCAGCTGTTGCATTATTTTCGATTGCATTAAGCTTAGTATGATCTGCGTCTGTAAATACATTACTGTCAGATGCAGACTCTACTAAAGTTCTAATCTCAGCTGCTGTCTGATCTGCTGTAGCTGCTGATTCTATACCGTCTAATTTAGTACCATCAGCGGCTATGTCTCTACCATCAACAGTACTAGAAACACTTATAGTACCTGTTACTGTAAGATTACCTGTTGCAGCTGTACCTGTGGTAGATAAGTTTTGTGATCCAAAGTCAGGATCAACCTTTGTTCCGTCTATAGCAGCTGACCCATTTACATCAGCATTGACTATTGTACCATTTACAATGTTTGTACTAGATACTGTTATATCTGTAGGCAGTGCACCACTATTTAATTTTGCCATTGTAACAGCATTATCTGCTATGGCATTAGTATCTACTGAGCTTGGTGCATAGTGCTCTGTATCAATAGAGTCAGCAACTATGTGTTCAGAATCGACAGAATCGTCGGCTAGTTTTGTGCCATCAATTATATCTGCTTCTAACTTACCTCTAGTTATATTTAGATCTTTGATTGCAGCAGTATTGACAGCTTGCGGCTCAAAGTCGTACGACTGTATAAGTTGCTCTTGATTTTCTTTTATTGCTCTAAGAGCTTGTTTTGTATTATTATTTAGGTCATCTGCTTTTACGGAAGAACCGGGTGTATATGTAGCTCTACCTTCTACAGCAGTATTACCATTGTTCATCACGTCTGTTTGACGTACGATACGAACGACACTAGGACTAGCTGGGGCTGTAAGACTACCAGATGTATTCCATGTTACTGTACCACCAGAAGTAGTATAGTTAGGTATAGTGTAGTCATTTTGGCTAGAGCCTCCATTTGTACTCTCCACTCCATCAACATATACTTTTATTTCATCTTCAGAGAATGTAGTAATAGTAAATGCAATGTTAGAGCCGTTCGCCGTTTGTTGGTGAAAGGATTGTTGTGACATTATTTATATATGTTGAGGATGTTTGCTGTATCAACTCGTTTGGTTATTTTTTCGACCTTGCCAGCACGTTGTTCTAGTATGAGTTCTTGTACAACTCGTTTATTACTAATTGAAGCCCAAGCTTTTTTACGAGCAGTTGCAAATAGTCTATCTATCATTAAATTATGGTAGTAGTCTCTTGCATCAAACTCACCACGTTTACCAGATTTTATATCATCATACATTTGTTGTATAGATGCTAGTATCTTAGGGTTTTTAGCTAACTTATCTAACTCACGCTCAAGATTTTGTAAGCCAATAGCTTGTTGGAATAAAGACCTAACTTCAGCATTTTTAGTTAGTTTAGTTCCGTCAGGAGCATAGTAAGTAGATAAACGTAAATCGTATCCACTGTTAAATAATAACTGTCTACCGGGGCTTTGTACTAAATTTAAACTTACAGGACTTACAGCGTTAAATGCACGTGTTAAAAAGTCCCAATCTTTTAGAGGCTTACCATTAAGCAAGTCATACTTAATAGGTAGAGGTGTGCCTGTAAGCTGTTCTGTTAATAGGTTTCTGTTACGTATAGACTGTACAATACCAGAGTTGATTTCACGCATGTACGGTGTAAATAACCTACCAAGCTCATTACGTAAACCAGAAAGAGGTACAGTATTATTAGCAAGTGATGCTAAAATACGTGGCCCTTGTCCGGGTCTACCACCAAATAAATCTACAAATGACTGTATACCAGCTAAGTATGACTTACTTGTAATAGCTTGTGCTACGACAAGAGATATTTTACCTA